GCACCAGCGCCCAGGTGACGGCGCTCGTAAAGATCGGCATATGCTTTGACTCGATGTTCAATCCTCAGCCTTTGCCTTTTTCTTAGCTGGCGCCCGCTTCTTCGGAGCGGGTTTTGCCGGTGCCTTTTCTACTTCGATCAGGCGTTGGATCTGCCAGCCGTTCGCTTGGTATTCTGCCACGTCAGCAGCAGCGACAAGCCTCTGCCTGCCGCTGCCGCTGACCATGTACGCGTCAGAAGCCATTAGGCCGACTGCACGCACACGAGCTGATGGCTGATACGAGCAGCCTGGCCGACCATTCCGGCCACGGCGTTCATGCCGCCCGTCCCGATCAGGGCTGTCTCTTCCATGCGGATATTGGGCTCTTTCTGGAGCACGAAACCGATGGCTTGCTCGATCGAGACCAGCGCGCCCTTGCGAGTGTTGCCAGCCGCAAGCGCTGCGCCAGTTTCGAGGTCAACGCCACCACCGGCACCGTTGACGAAACCGCTGGTGACCACGCCAGCCGACGAGATAACCGGGACACCGTAGTAGCCGAAGGCGACGCCGTTACCTGACAGAGCCGGGAACGTAGCGAGGATGTCTTCGCGGCTGATGTAGTTGCTCGACGCACGAACAGCAGCGCGCAGAGCCGACACCTGCGACGGGTGCAGCACAAAGGCAAGATTGCCCGGACCGCCGAACGACTTGCTCAGCTTGTTGTTACCTTCGGCAATTTCAAGTGCAAGCTCGAGCGTGTGGATGTCCATCGCTGCCGGGTTGCCGCCGCCGTCGGTGCTGTTCGCACACTCACGAACACCAGCGGTGCCAAAGGTGTCGTCGAACGTTGCGCAGACGAGCGCGTTGGCACGATCGCCGAGAGCCTTGCCGAGGGCGCCGCTGAGGTTGATCCAGTCCACCTCTTGCGTTTCCATCGCCAGATTAGTGATCTGGATAGCCGGCACCTCTTGCGGCTCAGCGACGATGCGCACGCTTTCAGGCGTGACGGTCGCAGGCACAAGCGCAGCGCCTTCGGTGACGCCTGCTGCGGTAAGATTGTTAAGCTCTGCGAACTTGTACGCCACGAAACCGGTGCGCACGTTGCAGATGTCGAGAAGGTTTGCTTGATCGCCCATGCTCTGTTGCAGGACGCCGCTCATAAGCTCGTGAGGGATCAACCCTGCTAAGCTGGAAGTAGTCGTTGACATTGTATGGTTCCTTTATCCGTAATGTCGTTTTAAATATGCCCGCTGTTCTGCCCTCGTCATCTTGGCGATCTCCTCGGCCGTCGCTTTGCCGCCGTTAGAAACAGCGGTCACGCGTCCGGCGCTTGGTTGAGCACCTAGACTCCTCGGCATAACGGCGGGCGCAGTTTGCGCCTGCAGAGACTCAGCAAGTGAAACCGCACTATCGAAGGCGTCGAGGTCGGGCGCTTCGCCGAGCTGCTGTTGCAGATGCTCGCGCACTGTCTCAGGCAAGGCTTCAAAGCGGCGGTTGACTTGCTGCCTGTGCTTGTCGCTCAGGCTGGCTAGTCGGTGCTGGTTTGCTTCGAGCTTGGCGAGGAGGTCGGCGGCTTTCGCCTCTGCCTCTGCTGCTAGCTCTTGGTAGCGCCCCTGCGCCTCTTTCTCTGCCCTGTCTCTTTCTGCCTGCGCCGCTTCAAGCTGTGCCAGTCTCTCTTCAGCAGATCGGGCTCTTTCCAGAGCGCTTTGTCTGCGTGCGATCGCCTCGTCTAGCTCTTTGCGGTTTACGGTTTGAGCAGTGGCATCCGCTACTACTTCGGCGCTATCCAGCACCTGGCTGCTGTCGGTCATCGTTAGACCCTCCTTTTATTATCGCCGTCGCCGGCGGTCGTCAAACACCTCTTGCAGCAAGTTGATCGCTCGCCTGCTGATCTGCTGGCGGCGCTTGCTATTCTTCGATCCAAAGCCAAACCACGGGCGCTGCCTGTTGGTATAACGCGCCTTCTCGCTGGGCAGCGGCTGAGGATGCCCAGAGAATAACGGCCCCTGTTGCCTGCCTTGTGTTGCGCTAGGGTTGCGCCTCGGTCCTGTGCCGGGTCGCTTGCCTGCCCTGCGCTTAGCTGCCGCAGCAATAGCGTAAAAGCTGCGCTGCGTGTTCTCGTCCAGCTTGTTCCACGCTCGAGCCAGCAGGCTCTTGCGCTCAGGGTTCACCGTGTCGATAAAGCCGATGGTAACGCCGTTATTGCGTGAGTCGGTGACGCTGACAGCGTTGATCATATGCCCGGTGTCGGTCAGATCGACGCGCGTACTGCGTCCAGCTGCTTTGCGAACCTTGGCGTACAGTTTGCTATAAGGTCGAAACCGGCGGTTGTTCTGATCTTTGCCAAGGTCTTGCGTCTCGACGATGATCCTGCTGATCGCCTGCTCGCCGATCAGGCGCATGGTCTGCTTGCCTGGCGGCTCTCGCAAGAAGTCAAGGTCAACCGTGCCCTCTAGCTTGATGCCCCAGCTCATAGCATCGCCGCCGCTTCTCGATTGAGCTCATCGCCGTCAAACTGGAAAATCTTGCGCCCGTCTTCTCGAGCGTCTCGCAAGCTCGTGGCGATCAGCCGGTGCCGACACCGCCAGCCGCCCAGGCTAGGGATCACCGGCGGCTGCCTGCCGTCTTTGTCTCGCAGCTTGCGGATGTTGCTGTAGGCTGGGTCGTTGTCGATCGCTGCCAAGTCCTGCGCCCTAACGACCACGCCCTGCATCAGGCGGCAAAACGGGCGCGTCGTGCTTATGGTCGTGCCTTGATAGATAAAGTACCGCACGCCTGCCTCGCTGGCTTCGATGAGCTGAATCTGTCGCACCATGCTGGCGAGCGCAGTCTCGACGGCGCTGCTTGCCCAGTTGAGCCACTGGCTAAACTCTGCGTTTAGATCTGCCGTCAGCTGTATGCTGGCACGCCCAGGACCGGCTAAGCCCTGGACCAAATCGTTGATCGGCGCATTGGCGAGCATAGCCGCCTCAACCGTCTCTTGTATGCGCCCGGTCATCGTAAACCACGCATTGTCGAGGTTGCGTGTCATGTTCGAGGCGAAGGCAGCCAGAGCGCTCTCGCTTACTGCGAGCTGCTCGCTATCGCCGTCAGCCTCTCGCTCTAGCTCGTCGGCCAGCTCGCTGTACAGCGTGCGCACGGTGCTCTGGAAACCGAGCCTATTCAACTCGTCGGTTAAACGCTGACGCATCAGCACCGACCGCTCTAGGTTCTGGCGCGTCGTCTCTAGCCTGCCCTCGTCGGTGTCTAGCTCAACGATGAGCTCAGCAGCAAAAGCCTCGAGGCGTGCGATCTGACGACGCAAAGCGCGCTCAAAGTTGTTTGCGATGCCCTCGTCGTCGATGGCCATCTAGGGCACCAGCTTCTCAGCCTGCGCGCTGTCCACGGTCGGGAAGCTGACCTGTATAATCTCAACGGCTGACTTGCGGTCTAGCGTGCCTTCGGTGACTTGAGCGACCAGCTCGACCAGGCTCTTGATCTGCGCACCGTTCAGCGCTGTCTTGGCTACGTCTTCACCTGCCACGGCTGCCACCTCCGGCTCTGTTACTTCGACCACCTCAGGCTGCTGCCTGGTCGGCTCGATGGCTGCCGGATCCTGGCTGCCTACGATGCCCAGCGCCGCCTCGGCGAGCCCCATTCCCGCCGGTCGGATCTGCGCCCTGTTCGTGTCTACGTTTGCAGCTAGGCGATCCTCTGCCTCTTGCTCGCTGATGCTCAGCGCTCGAGCCATAGCCTGCGCAGCGGTCAGCCAGTTCTTGCTCACGTCATGATCGAGCACACGGCGCTGCGCCTCTTCGTCTGTCGGGATGGTGGTCGGGCCTGGACGCCACACCATGCGCATGGTCGGATCAAGCGGCGTGTCGCCCGTCATCGGCGCGTATGTGTTCCACGTAGCCAGCGCGATGTTCCAGGCGTCGTCTTCTTCGATGCGCTCGAAGCGGTTGATCGACTGCGCACGCGCCAGCTCGCTCTCGAGGTTCTCGACCTTGAGCGCCACGCCGCTAAGCTGCGGTCTGTTCTTCGGTGCCCAGCTTGACGGCGGCA